CCACTAAACACGGACCAGAGCGCCAATGCTCAAGGTCTATTGATGCCAAAGCTTGCCTACAGTTGGAGAGCAAGTTTTGAGAACTTTGGTGTATCTTCACCAAGAACCGAACTAACTAAAAACCTTCGCTCATTTAATCGTCCAAAGCTAGAATTTGAACCAATCACTATTGATATCTACAACTCAAAAGCTCACCTAGCCGGTAAGCACTCATGGCAAGATATCACAGTAAGTTTCCGTGATGATGTGAATGGTAGCGTATCTAAACTAGTTGGCGAACAGGTTCAGAAACAGTTGGATATGATGGAACAGTCCCGTGCGGCATCTGGTATTGACTATAAGTTTATTACTCGCTTCGAAACACTTGACGGTGGTAATGGACAGTTTGAACCAAATGTTCTTGAAACTTGGGAACTTTATGGTTGCTTCGTTACTAACGTATCTTATAGTGACGCAGATTTCTCATCAAATGAAGTTATGATGATTGATATTACAATCAAATACGATAACGCAGTTCAGACACCACTTGGTAGTGGAGTTGGCGTAGATGTTGGTAGAACACTTGGTTCTATCGTAACTGGCTAAACTGACATTATACTTCTATTATGGAAAGGCACCTTCGGGTGCCTTTTCTATTATGTATGTATATTATTCCATAAGATAAATACAGTATGAGTGTAAATAAGTTTCTTAAAGGTGTGGGAAAAGGTGCATTCGGTAGCGACACTATCCGTGACTATACACATGCGTCTGATACATTTGTTGCAGATACATACGCTTTGCAACCGCGACATAAACATCTTTTTCACGTTGTGTTCAACTTTTCTGCGCCTGCGATGGGAGAAGTTACTAAGTTTGTAAACAACACAGATCGTGGAAATCTTCACTTATTCGTAAAGTCTATTGAACTCCCTCAGTTCACTATTGAGGTAGAAGATCAAAACCAGTATAACAGACACCGTTATACCCAACATAAAGTAAATTATCAGCCTGTTAATATTTCGTTCCATGATGACCAAGCAGATACTATTCGTCGTTTATGGTATGCGTATTACCGTTTTTTCTACCAAGACACTGATTATGACAATGGCGACCAGACATCATTGCATAGAGCGTATACACAAGAAGACGTTTATCGAAACAGAACACCTGATACTGTTCCTTGGGGTATGGACCGAGGCCCGGCGAGTACTGGCGCTCTTCGTTTTTTCAGTGATATTCGTATATATTCAATGTTTCAAGGTAAGTATGTTGAGCATACGTTAGTAAATCCTATTATTACTAGTTTCAGTCATGACCGGCACGCTTATGCAGATGGTGACACTATGGAACACACTATGCAAGTTCAGTATGAGTCAGTATTGTACGCAGAAGGTAGAACAGCAGAAGATAACCCAACTAACTTCGCTGTTTCGCATTATGATAAAACGCCTAGCCCACTTTCACCTGGCGGTGTAGCTGGTTCTGTTATAGGTGAAGGAGGTTTGCTTGATGGGTTGTTATCCGCGAATGATTCTTTTTCTAACGGAAATGTTCTGGGCGGATTATTCCAACTAGGCAAAACAGTATATAATTCAAGAAACACGGATATTAAAAATGTTCTCAAAGGTGAATTAGCCGGCGCCGCCAAAGCTGCCTTACGAGGGCAAAATCCATTGGCTGGCACTGTTTTCCCAAAAGCAGTAAAAACTATTGGTAATGTTGCGACCATTATCGGTAATAGTACAATGGCTGGTCCTCCTGGAGCTACGTCGTCACAAGGCACATACAACGGAACTACTAAGAACAATGTTGCTGCTCCGTGGGTAAATCCAGATAAAGGACAGTCAGGTGTTACCGTCAATAATACCAATAAAACTAAAACAAACCCTCGTAAGATGAGTAGTATAACAAGTAACCTGTCAGCAAAAGATAAAAATCTTTTGGAAACAGCTAAACAACTAGCATTGCGAACAGGAAAACCAGTAACATTGAAGAATGGTCGTATAACGGTTGATCCAGCTAATATTGGGGATGAAGGAAGCTCCTAATGGCTAACGTAAGATATACTAACCTCCCAGTTGAAAACCTAAAAGATAATAACGACAATGTTTCACAGGAAAGCAAAACAAGAACATTTTTCAATGGATACTTTGACCAACCTGTTCAAATCACAGGTGTTGAGTGGGACTTGGTATATTCATTTTTTCTAAAACACACAGGAAACGAAGAAGCCGCCAACGCAATGTCCGAAGCTATTATCACAGCGGCAAGAAGTCAAGACCTAAATGTTCTTGACCTTATAAAAGATTTACAGAAGTTTGAAGGAATAGAGTTAGACCAAGTATTGGCGTTATACCTAAATCAAACCCGAAGAAACACAAGCCTACTTGGGTATTCTCAAGCATTAACACCGAACAAATATGCCTCAAGGAATATTCTAGCATAATAGTGATATGGCTAATAAGTTTCATAGAAGTGTATTCACACCTAAAAATCCCCAAAAATACGTGGGTAAGAAAAAACCTATATGTAGAAGTAGTTGGGAAAGAAGATTCTGTATGTTTTGTGATGAAAATCCCCATATCAAGCAATGGGCAAGTGAATCATTGGAGATACCTTATACGGACCCATTTACTGGAAAACGAAGAAAATATATCCCAGATTTTCTTATACAGTATGTGGATGCTACTGGTAAAGAAAAGACTGAACTTATAGAAATCAAACCAAAGAACCAAACAACCCTGAAAGAAGCAGGGCGTTCCAAGAGAAATCAATATCAAGCAAAGATAAACGAGGCAAAGTGGAAATCTACACTTGCCTTCTGTAGTAGAGTTGGGCTAGAGTTTCGTGTTATTACCGAAGACGAGATATTCGTCAATACAGGTAAAAAGAAATAAATATTTTATGAAATTTAAATGGCTGCATGCCGAAATAAGCACCAGATGTAATGCTTGGTGCCCTGCCTGCCCACGAAATAATAACGGATTTGGCTTATCAAAAGACCTAATAGTTCATGATTTGAGTGTGAACGACCTTGACCATGCTGTGAAAGAATATGGTATAACTCATATTCAAATGTGTGGTAATAAAGGTGATCCCCTTGCGGCAAAAAATATCAATGAACATATAGATTACTGTGGTAATATGGGCAAGGTTCATATTCATACCAATGGTAGTCTGCGAAAACAGGATTGGTGGAAAACGCTTCCAGAAAGATTACCTGCTCATGAGGTATGGTTTGCTCTGGACGGTATAGGAGAAGTACACGAATATCATAGACAAGGGACATTTTACGACAAAATTATAGACAATGCTACATCTTTTATTAATAGCGGCGGCAACGCAGTATGGCAGTTTATACCGTTCAAGCATAATGAACACCAGATAAAAGAATGTATAAGATTAAGTCAGAAGTTAGGTTTCAGTAGATTTGAGTTTGTGAAAAATGCTCGTTATAAACAAAAATCATATCATTATAGAACTGGCAAAGAGATAGTTATAGAGGGATGGGAACAAGACAATAAGTTCAATCAAATTGGGAAAGATAAGAAAATTCCCAATGAGCAGAATTGCATGCATAAGTCAATGCCTAGTTTGTTTATAAATGCATCGGGGAAGGTTTCTCCTTGTTGTTATTTGAAGAATTTGGATTACAACGACTTTGAAGGATTAGTATACCCAGAATGTATAAAGAACTGTGGTGAGTAATAAATACCTTATGACGAAACAACTAGAAGATTTGCTGAACCTTGCCCCGGTCGATTCCGAAGACGATTCCGAAGAAGAAATCCAAGAGGTGGATACGGAACAAGCCAAGAAAGATGTTGCTGCCTATGAGGAAGCAAATGCCGTCATTGATAAGATTGACGATGCCCTACCACCTGTTGAGGGTTTAGAAGAACATGATACAGAAATGGATTCCCTAGCCAGTAAAGCAGAAGGTGCCTATGATGATTTGATGTCATTGGGGATGAATGTGGATACAAAGTATTCAGGTCGTATTTTTGAGGTTGCTGCTACTATGCTAGGACACGCTATTACAGCGAAGAACGCCAAAGTAGATAAGAAGATGAAAATGGTTGATTTGCAACTGAAAAAAGAAAAAATGGACCAAGCCAAAGCCAAAACAGACGGTAAATCCATTGACGGTGATGGCGAGACAGTGGATCGGACTGAACTTCTTAGGCAGTTGCTTGATAAAAACGCCGACAAATGATAAATACAATAAGTGAGGATATCGTTTATGAAAACCTTTAGAGATTATTTGACCGAAAGTAAAAAAGAATACAATATGCGTATCAAGGTTGCTGGTATTGAAGAAGCACCTGATATGAATAAGTTTGAGACTATATTTGAGAAATATGGTCTGAACAGTATGAGTGCCTTTAAGAAGACACCAATCCAAGAACACCCACAGGATTTCTTTAATATCAAGAATAGCGATGTGTATATCAGCGATGCTTCTTTTAGCTACCCTGTAACATCACACGAACTATTTCATTATATTCAGGAAGAAATCGGGTTGAGTGGTTCACAGGTTGTTGTTATTCCTTCAGGACACCCTGAAGAAATCGCACGGGAAGATGCACTAGCAGATGAGGGCAAAGAGTATGTTTCGCTACTAGATTCTGAATACGCACAAGAAGGACACGAGATTGAATATGGTGATGAATTCGTCGGTAACTTTCTAAAAGAACTAGAGACACGCCAATACGAGTATGCTACAGGTGAAAAGACACCAGCAGCAAAAACAACAAACGACGATCCAGTAAATACAGCCCCTGTTATGAGCGACAGAGGTAACCACGAATTGGGGAAAAGATAATGGATATGAAAAAACTACTTGAGTCTATGGATAGACTATCAGAAGACTA